GGCATATAAACTGCGACACTGATAATCTTTCTTGTTACGATGCGAAAGAATAAACTAATACAAGATAAAGAGAGAGAAAAATCTAAATCTAAAGATGAAACAAGAACCGAGCGAGGAAAGACTGATAGAAACACTACAAATTCGTTAAAAAATGGAGTAGAGACGGATTGTAATGATGGTAACTGCGTGGACAATGTTAATGTAGATAGTAAAAATGATAAAAAAGAAGAGAGAACGAAAAAAGATTACATTAAAAGTGAAAAAAAGAGTGACGGTGCATCTGATACTAAAGAGAAAGAAAATGGATCTAAGGATAAAGTTGTATCAAATGAAGAGAATAAGAAAAATGAAAAGGAGCTAGCGGAAATTCTGAAAACAAAAGAAGAAGTTACTAAAGACTTAGATAAAGAAATATTTTATAAATATATACCGACATTTGATGTTAATATAGATATTGTTAAGAAAATGTTAGATATACCATCTGTTTCGCCAAAGGATGAGAAAACATTATTTAGATTATTTGATTTAAAAAACCTGCCATTGTATGATACTTCAGCAGTTAGGACACTAGAAACGAGATGGGTGTGGAAGCTTAAAAAAGATGATTTGCCAGATGATTCTTACTCAGTGCGTGAGTACTTTCAAGGTTTATATGAACACATTCTATCAATAATACCAGATTATATAATGTTGAGGAATATGGCTGTGGATAATACTAGATCGAGATATAATGGAAAAATTGTTGATAAAGAATCATTAGATATAGTTAATAAATTATTTGTTGATGATCAGATAGATAACCAAATTAGGCTTTACATTTCGGACATGAACCATACTACTATAGCAAGAACAAATACAATTATATATCCGGCTATTATGAATCCAATAGATCACGAGTTTAATGAATATTTTTTGAATGCTCAGCTGATTGAAGAATTAAATACTGGAGTAATTATGAATATGATTCCAAGACAGCTAAGAGCCGATTCTAACTACAATTTTGCTTTAGAAAATTCGTTTAATCACACTGCTAGATATTTACCTCAGTTGCTAATGCAGGATAGGATAGCAATTCATGAAATAAGTTCACTATGGGATTCAATGACAACCGCAAATTACGTATTAGCTAGATCGGTTATTCCAGATTTGAAGGATTTATTACCAGCTGATGTTCAAATTACTGAGATGGCTGCTAATCTAAATTTGGAAGCATTAACCACACAAGTTGAGACAGCTTATTTATCAGGTATAACGACTGAATCTGCAAATGAATGTTTTAAAATAATTATAGCATCACTTCTATCTACACGTACTATATCAATGAGTTATTCCGGGAATAATTATGTTTCATTATTCTCTGGAATGTATTTACTATCAATTATACCATTTAATTCAATGCTACGTGAGTCAGTTATATCTCTACAGCTAGCAATTGTAAATTCAATTCTTTATCCAGCGTTTGGTCTACCACAACTTACGTATACATACCTAGATCAAGATACTCCATTTATGATAGCTCAACAAACTATTAGTAATAGAAGAGTACGAGAATGGCTACAGCACGTTAATAACTTTGATTTTCCAAGAGTAAATAGAGACGGTGTATTTGTATATACTGTGCCAGATAGAATTAGGTATGGTAATATAGTAAACTTATTCTCTGAAACAGTGACAGAATTAGCGAATCAACAGTTTAGGACGTATACTTTAGAGTATCAAAGAGCTATCAAAAGAGCAATTCAGTTATTTGTTAGGCGTGTTCCACAAATACTAGATCTGACGAGATTGATGTTTTACAACTATGAAGTTCTATTACGTATGATAGTAATGTCACAGCAACGAATGATAACTTTAACTACTGAAAAATTAGACTTAACTAGAGTAACATCTTTGCTATTCCTAATATCTAATACAGTTGTCTTTCCGGATCCTCAATCTTTAATGAGATATTACTCAGCGAATAGGAATTTTCTGAATAACTATAATGAGCGTATTGATGATACTGTCGCTAGATTATATGCGTCAAATAGATTAAATTTGTATCGGAAGAAAGTATTATCAATTGTTACTGATTTTGTTAGGAACTTATATATTTTTGAAGCAACCAAGGTACCAGCAGATCAAATGTATAATTTACGAGATAGATTAAGACGTCTACCGTTGGAAAACAGAAGGCAGAGAGTCTTTGATATTATGATGAATAATCAGGATCAGATAATTCATGCATCTGATAAAATAGCACACGGTGTTGTGTTGTTCAGAAATGAACGAGAATTAATTAATGATGAATATGAAGGATTGACAAACGTAGTTCGTAACATAGATGGAAACGCACTATCTATTGAAGAGATACGTAATCGTGGAGATTATCAACCACTCATCGATAGTTTATTACAAACTAATTCAGTTGCCCTCAAGGGAGTTATACCATTCAATACGACACATAATCCGTTCGAACTGATAGCAAAGGTCGATGTGTCAATTTTTGCACCGGTACTTAAGGATAGAGACATTAATAAATTAAAACCAGTTAAATACGCAATAAACTCTGATTCACAGTCATTTTACATTGTCGCAAATAATAATTGGAAGCCGACATCATCAACTGCAGTATATAAGTTACAACCACGACAATTTGATTTTACACAGTCTCTATTTCAGCTTACGTCAAGACTATTTTTCCAAGTATTTAAAGATCCGCTTACTTTCCTAACTATACGAACTGTGGACCCGATAATTGCAGTCGCTAGTGACAACCGAAGGATTATCTTAAGTGTGTAGGCCACTGTGCCTTTGTGACC